ACCACGAATCAATATACGGAGGCGGGGATGAATAGTATCTGGTTTACGTTGTTCTTCTGCTTATGCTGCTTCATTTGGGGTTTTGCATATTCGTATAGCAGTTGGATTGAGAAAGCAACTAATGGTCAACCTTTTGAAGCGAAAGGCAAGGTTTACAAAATCATTGAATTGGATGTTGTGGAAAAAGGAGCCAGCCATGAGTGAGTTTAAAGCAAAAGACATCGTCGCCATGAATGTGCCTACTCTGCCTGAGCCAGTTGGGAGCTTACAAGAGTTACATCCTGAGTTTGCAAAAGTCTTGCACGAGAACTTTCTAGAGTTGCTAGGTGATGAATCCAACACTGTTCAGGTGGCAAAAGATGCAATTGAACATGGTAACGACTTAGCAATGGTGTCAATTGAAGGTGTTGAGCACGTATCTATTGCTCAAGTAATTAAGCCATTTCCTTGTGAGGAGTTCGGCGACGACTCCCACATAGAAAACCACATCAGCCCGCTGTGTAAATCAAAGGATGTTTGAGATGGATAAGTGTAGAGAAGAGTTTGAGAAGCAAAAGTACTGGATTGGGCTATTTAGAGACGCGGTTGATTTTGATGAGGAGCTTGGTCGATATGTTTTAAACGGTCAAAGAAAGCTTTACGCATTTCACCTCGATTCATTTAACGAAAAATGGGCAATTTGGCAGGAAGCATGGCAGCACCAGCAAGCGAAAGTGGAGGAGCTTAAAGCCACAATAAAAGGTAATCATGGGCGCATTGCAGAACTTGAGCGCTTAAACCGTGTGAAGGCTCAGGCAATTATTGATTTGCATCAAGAAATTACAGAGCTTAAAGCATCTCATCACGGTGAAGTGATTGGTCATGAAGTTCACTTTAAAAAAATCAAGCAAGAGCGTGACGAGCTGCAAACTTTATACACCCAACAAGGCATAAACATGTTGAAGCTGCAAAAGCGGGTGGATGCGGCAAAGCAACTAATTGAAGATTTAAATAAGTGCTATCAACAAGATCATCAGAATAAATTTGAATATTGGCGTGGGTTTGCAGACAGCGCAGGAATTTTGGGAAAAAGATTAGAGCAAGCGCTCAAGGGGGAAGGACAGTGAACTTTGATAATGAAATGATTAAAGGTATTTCTCAAAGTGAGTTTGAAAAAGCTTTTGCAAAGCAGATGATGAAAGATCGAGTTTCTGATCAGATGCAAAAAGATATGGAAGCTCTTCAAAAACTTAACAGTGGCAATTATGTGATTGTGCCAAAAGAGCCAACTCAAAGAATGCTAAACGCTGGTCATGTCGCAATGAATCCTATCAAAGGGTCAGACGTCCATTCAGGGACTAATCAGAAGCGTCGTGAGTGCTACAAGGCAATGTTAAGGGCTTATCAGGAGTACGGTGACCAATGACCACATTCAAAGAGGCTCAAAGGGTCCAGTCACAGAAGGCAGCTCGTTCAAAGCGGTTCAATAGAGTGCCTACAGAAGATCAAGAACAGATGACGCTCATGAGTTGGGCGCATCGTGTGAAGTATGGTTCAGGTCGTTTGAGTGATTACCTGTTTCATATTCCTAATGGTGGATCTAGAAACATCATTGAAGCCGCAAAGTTTAAGAAATTAGGGGTGAAGGCTGGTGTTCCAGACCTTCAGCTGATTGTTCCAAATGGTGAGATACACGGGCTTTGGATTGAGTTGAAGTCAAAGAAAGGGAAATTACAACCAAGTCAAAGACTCATGATCCAACGCCTAGAAGAACAAGGTTACATGTGCAAGGTCTGCTTCGGTGCAGATGAAGCCATAGATGAAATTAAAAAGTACTTAATGATTTAGGGTGACGGTATGAATGCGGCAGTAGTAACGGAAAAATTATCAAATCTTGAATGGGTTGGTCAGCAAATGAGAGCTAAAACGGCAAGCTATGAAACGTCTACTGCATCGACAGGAGAGAAAGCGCCTACTTGGGAAGAGCGTTGCGGGGCTATTTCTTCAATTGAAGATGAGGCAACTAAGGCATATTGCGAGATGTTAGTGTGGGGTGATTCAAGAGACACGACACAGGCATTTAAGACGCTTGTTGAGCATATTGGTGAGATATTACATGAAGCAGCAAGCAAAGAGCGTCAGCGACATCACTTTGACCTTAAATTGTTTTGCATGAAGGTAGCTCGCATGCAGGTATTCTTTAAGATGCGTCCAGTGATCAAAGAAGATCGTACTTTGCAGGGACAATTGAAGTTCTGCGGGATTGATGAGATCAAAGCAGATACATATAGCAAGAACTATGCTTATCTTGGCGCAATGGTAGATATTATTTTGAAAGACATGGAAGATGAAATCGATTTCTATGTAGGGCAGTACCGTAAAAAGCTAAACAATTGACAGCTAAACGGATTTAAGGTAATGTTTTTCTATACTGGTCGTATTACGGATTTCCGAAGACCAACACATCAAAGCTCACTTAATCGTGGGCTTTTTTTATTGCCTCAACCCTTGGCATTGGTTTATCACCAGCACATCATGAGGGTATAAAGGGTTTAGACATGGCTTGATGATGCCACCTAACACATTCGCTTGTATGTGGTTGATCACAAGCAAAAACCGAGAGCTACTTATCAGGCTTTCAAACCAAAATTGATAAGCGCTTTATTTGGTCATTAAAGTGAGTAGAAGGGTGCGGGTTTTGAACAAGACACTACCCTTGGATTGACCACCTAAAGAGGTGAGTATTTACTTGCGGATTGGCGACCCCTTAACACATCAGTCAGCCTTAAACTACGTTACTGCTCAGCCCAGTTGTTCATTTGAATAGCTGGGCTGTTTTAATTCAGTTTCCTCTTTATGCCCTGCTTCGGTGGGGCTTTTTTATGCGCCATTCGTCTAATTGGATAAGACATCATAATTCTAGTGTGATTGATGTGGGTTCGAGTCCTGCATGGCGTGCCAATGGTTCTGTAGCTCAATGGTAGAGCAGCGAGCTTATACCTCGTAACGACAGATAATCGGCTGATGCTGGTTCGAATCCAGCCAGAACCACCAATTAATTTAGAGAAGCAATTTATACTGTTATAGTGGACCGGGGATTCCCAGTCGGTTGCTTCATCTAAGTTAATACAGGTGAGGTGATCATGCTGGAATTTTTATTAATGATTTTGGCTGTAATTGTTGGCATACCTGTGTTTTTCTTCATAGTCTTATTATCTTGCATAGTTACAGGCTCTAGTGTTGATCCCGATGATAATGGGTTGCTTAAAACTAAAAAGCAAAAAGAAGAATGGCGCAAAGAGAAACTAGCTAAACATAATATAGAGTTGTAGCCAATGGATCTAATCGAAGCGAAGAAGAATTTAAATGCTTTGTGCAATGAAATAGAAAAGCTTCAAAACCTTTCACGTAGTTTAATGACTGCGAAAGAGATGCTTGAAATTGACGCGAAGATTAAGCGACACAAAGACCAAGTGAAGAATATTAGAAGTAACCTTCATGCGTGATGCAAAGCGTCTTGCAGCAATAAGAAAATTACCATGCGTTATGTGTGGTAGAACACCAGTGGACGCTGCCCATAGCAATCAAGGTGCTCACAATAAGGGTATGGGATTAAAGGCTTGTGACTCAAAGACAATCCCACTTTGTAGGCAACACCATATTGAATATGACCAACTCTTAACAATGACAAGAGAGCAAGCAGTTATTTGGTTTGATGCAATGTTAGAAAAAACAGAGCGGATGCTTAATCTTAAAGATGGTGAGGTGTTTTAATCATGTTAATTAAAATGAATACAGAACACTTGCGAATGACAGTGCTAAAGCAGATCGTCGATAATGCTACTAAAGCAATGGTTATTGATAGAAAAAGAACTCTACTTGATTGGATATTTCCATTTACACCAAAAAATATACAACTCAAAAAAATGCGGAAGCGTGGTGACAAGCTAGAACAATTTGAAGTAGCGCTAAGCAAAAATGAAGATGAGTTTTCCTATATTGAATTTCACGATGTAGATTTTATTTATAAGGGTTTGCATTGGTAATAAACCTTAGACGAAACATGATTGAATAAGCCACCCTCGGGTGGTTTTTATTGCGAGGTCAAAATGGAACCACGATTCGTCATCAAAAACCATTCTGACATCAACTATGTAATTGGCTATCTCAATACTAATCATGCAAAGGCAGCGAGTGAAGGGAAGCCTTTAGTTGTTACTATCACATGTAAGCAAGAAAGCCTTTCGGCAGCACAGCGAAGATTATATTGGCTCTGGATGACTGAGTACGGCAAACAGCGCGGACTAGATAAAGAGGAAGCGTCTGCATTCTTTAAATATAAATACCTTTCGATTATTTATAACCGTGACAATGTTGGCGAGTATCCAGAAACATTCAAAGTAATGCGAGAGCTTAAAGAATCGGGTAGCACAGGCTACGAACCATTAAGACAGTTTGTATCAAAT